AATAATCAAAGCGATCCTTACGGCTCCAGAAACGTTCAAGACCTTGCTGATAGGTATGATCATAACGGGCAACCATCAAACCAAGTATAAAGCCATGCTCCACAAAGGACTTAATAAAATCGCCATGAACATCCGTAGTGACAGAAAAGGCAGCAGTATCACCAAGAGGGGTACCGTCAGGCTGCGTACCACTACTCTGAACAACCTGATTAATATTAACAGGAATACGATTACCGCCGAGGTATTCGGGGCGCTGGAGACGGGCATCCGGAGAGGTAACGCCAAAATGAGACTTGAGGACTTCAATGTAACGGGTACCACCACGGGCATCTTTCTCGTACAGCTTCTGAATCTGGAAAGCCATACGGAGCTGATTAATCGTAGCAGCAGACACAGCACCATCATTCACAGCCCAAAGATTATTAGGGATAATAGGCTGAGCAGAACCAGAATAGGTATCTGAAATACCATAAAGCGGCATATTTACTTTACTAGCATTAAAAGTACCAGAATAGTTACCACTAGTAGAACCAGCTAAACGAGAAACAATAACATCCTGAGGATTCTCATTATTACTATTACGCAAAGTTGCAGTATAAGGGACAAAGGAAAGCGGGTTAGTACCAGGATCCGGAACGAGATCAGCCAAAGTCATGACCGGCATATTAGTAGAACCGGCAACAGGAATAGTCACATCAGGACCTTTCTGGGGAGAAGGAAGACAACTGGTAAAATAGTCATGAAACTTAGCAGCCTTAAAGGGAAGACCACCTTTAGCAACATCAGTAATATAATTACCAGTATTCACACCAGTAACAGTGGCATCATTTACAGGGATATCAAGAGGATCGGAAAGATTCTCATCACGAAACCACTCATTCATAATAAGAGCATAAGCACGGAACGGCAGCGCATTGACAGACAAATTATCAATGCCGGTAGGGATACCAAAATAATCAGCAATCGTACCAATATTCCAGCCACCAACCGGAGCGGTAATCTGAGGGACAGAATACTCAACCGTAGGAATCCAAGCAGACTCAGTATTTTCACCCATCAGCTCTTTCCAATGCTGCCACACAATACGATTAGGCACAAAAAAGAAATAAGTGTCAATATACAGATTATCCATCATGGGAGTAAGCAGCGTCTGCATACGGGACACCATAGAGGTCTTAAGCTGGAAAGTATCTCCGGGCAAAACCTCATCCACATAAAACGGAATAATATCACCAACATTATAAGACAACTTCACAGAATGATCACGCCGAAATGTAGAACGAGACAAATCCAAATTGGTCGGATTAAGAGCAAAGCGGGTATTTTCATTACGAGACATCAAACAAACCTCCAGTCAGCTAACTGTTGTTCAAGGGAAGGGGCTTACGCCCCTTCGGAGGACGAGGGTGACGGGTTGTTCACGCCTGCGGGCGTAGGAGGCGGCTGTGCGGGGTCAGAAGCAGGAGGGGTAGGAACAGCATAGCCCATAGCCTGCAACCAGCTCTCAGAGCCTGCCTGAGCGAGCCAGGCATGGAAGGAATGGCCGAACTTCTCACGGACATCAAGAGGCAGGGAATTGAAAGTCTGCTCACCGGCAATAACCTGATTCAGCAACTCTGCATAAGTTTGCGGGAACTGGGAAAAATCACCGAAGGAACCTTGCACACGAGACAGCGCTCCAACATCTCCAGACTGGAAACGATCAAGGATCTTATGTAAATCAACACTGTCGCGATGGGACTGGATAAAATCATACAAATTCTCACGGCCGGACTCCTTAAGGGTCATAATACCATTACGGTCAAACTCAGGGGAATACAAAATCTTCTCACGCTGGCCGGGATCACAATGAACGCGATCACGCTGATCATGCCACGTCTTAAACATCGAATCACTCCTTATACGTGCTGGAAGCAATACCTAACAGGGCACCGAGGAAAACATCAATAGCAGAAATGGTACCAACGACCTCTTCCGGATAAGGCAGCGTCCACAACTTAGCCAAGGCAAAATACAAAGTACCGAGCGCCGGCAACAGAATCATAGCGATCCACTTGAGGGTATCATAGAGGCGATTACTCATATCAACTCTCCTTCATAGCCAAACGTACCTGAGAGCCTTCCGAGATCAGCTCCTGAACAGCAGCAGGGGTAAGCTGGCCAGACTCAGTATCAAACTCGCCGATACAATACAACCGGAAATCATCAGCATGAGTAAAAAGGACTCCTTGACCTTGCATGATAGCATTAGCAAAGTTACGAGCAGCAGTAAAATGATTGGTATCAACTGTGGGAGTAAGGAAACCAGTCTTGTCATCACGGATGCAATAAACATTGTACTTCACACCAAAAACCTCCAAAAAATCTCGTTAGTACGGGTAATCATACGCATCTCTTCCAGCGTGTAACACCGGCAGAAATAACGCTCGTTCAGATGGTCATAACCGGAGCAGCAATAACGGAAGTCAACATCTTCAACCTTAGTGATCGCAACAGCGCTGAAACCTTGCCGACGAAGAAAGCGGCGGAAATTCTGAATACCTTGGCACTCACTCACATCCGGATACCTCCACGATAGATTTTGGGATTCACATTGATACGCTTGCTGTTAACAGCAGTGTGGCGGAAGACCTGACGATCCTGACCACGGGACATTCTTTTACCCATAAATTACACCTCACAAATCTCGCTTCAAATTTTTGATACGATTACGGAAATTACTCTCTTTGATCTCAAGCACATCCAGATAATCCAAATCGGTCTTGTCCATCATTCCTTTCTTAACTTCCTCAGCAAAATGCTGGCGCCGGGCCTTAAGCTCTGTAAGCTCCTCATGATGATCGACATCAAAAAGTCTGTCGAAATACTTGGGGGGACGAATCTTCATACCGCCACGATCAGAGGACAGATTAATAAAATCATACTCATAACAATCTGGATGATCTTCAAACCATTGGCGGGCGATACCAGGACGGCGGGACATCAACGTAAACTCAGGCTCAATATTAAATTCTTGGTAGACTTGAGCATCTTGGCCGTACTGCTTCTTAAGAACGTAACGAGCCACATACGCACATGTTTCCCAGGTTACACGGCCTACCATCACATAGCCAATTAGGCTTCTGACAGGGGAGTCATACTTTTCGCTGGAGATGTGTCTTTCGGCTGGAAGTTGCTTCCTGTCGGCTCTAAAATTTAGAAGGAGGAATTCCAGATGAGAAACCTCAAACGGGCTCTCAGCCTGGCTCTGGCCGCCGTTATGCTGATCGGCATGATGGTCGTCGGCGCTTCCGCTGTGAGCTACAACGATTTCACCGACCGCGATGAGATCGTGAACAAGGACGCCGTTTCCATGCTCACCACCCTGGGCGTGATCGACGGCAAGACCGACGGCAGCTATGATCCCGAGGGGACCGTGCGCCGCGACGAGATGGCGAAGATGATCTCCGTCATCATGAATCAGGGCGTTGACAACAACGAGCTGTATTCCGGCGTGGACAGCAAGCTGACCGACATCGGCGACAACTGGGCCAAGGGCCACATCAACTACTGCTTCACCCTGGGCATCATCGCCGGCCGCGGCGACGGCCGCTTCGACCCCGCCGCCAACGTGACCGGCGCCGAGGCCGCCAAGATGCTGCTGGTGGCCGCCGGCTACGATCCCGCTATTGAGGGCTTCGTGGGCACCGACTGGGCCATCAACACCAACGCCAAGGCCTCCAGCCTGGGCATCTTCCGCAACTTCAACAAGAACATCATGAACCCCCTGCGCCGCGACGACGCCGCTCTGCTGATCTACAACGCCCTGGACGTTGAGATGATCCAGAAGTATGAAAACGGCTACGCCATCGGCTACACCGATCACCGCACCATCCTGAGCGCCATGTACGGCGTGTACAAGGTGGAGGGCGTTGTGGTCGCCAACGAGTGGGCCGAGCTGGATCAGACCGACTCCGACGCCGCCCTGAAGGCCGGCAAGACCACTCTGGACAACGTGGTGCTGTACTCCTCCACCACTGCCAACACCACCACCGGCGAGGGCGTGGCCCAGTCCGGCCAGATCGCTTTCAACGTCTCCACCGGCGTTGAGACCCTGGGCAAGACCGTCACCCTGTACATCGAGAAGACCACCATCCTCTCCGACTCCAAGGTTCTGGGCGTGTCCCTGAAGGACAGCGTGAACGTGATCGAGGCCACCGACGCCACCAAGAGCACCCTGAA